TAAGAAATCACATCAATGCTAGAGTTACAGATTTAGCTGCACACGGTAATGCTGATGCACTAATGATTAATGCTGGTCAAGTTCTAGGTAATGCAGTAGCAGCTGAATTTGATGCAAACATATGTGCTTTATTTGATGGTTTTGCAACATCAAAAGGTACAGATGATGGTCTAAGATTTTTAGATATTATGGATGCAGTAGCTAGTTTAGAAGCTAATGATGCACCAAGACCATATGCAGCAGTATTACACCCACAACAAATGTATGGTTCATACGGTTTATCAAATGAATTAGGAACAATAACATCAGGAACTGGTAGCTTAGGTGCATTTGCACACGGTGGTGCTGCATCAGTAGGTGAGCAATTCTATGGTGCTGGTTTTGTTACAAGTATAGCTGGAATTAATTTCTTCACTTCACCACAAGTTATTGATGGTGATACTGGAAGAAAGAAAGGTGCTGTTTTTGCTAAAACTGCATTAGGTGCTGGTTACCTTGATTTTGGTGGTGGTAATTTCATTGAAATGAGAACTGAAAGAAATGAACTAGGTGCATCTACTAATTTAGTTGCAAATGGTTACTGGGCAGTCTCAGAACTTGTGGACTTACACGGTGTAGAAATGCATACAGAAATATCTTAATAATAGATTAAGGTTAGTACGATTAGGGGAGAGTAGTCGGATTATTCTCCCCTGATCTAAAATAAATATGTCAAGCAAAAAAAATATAATAAGAAAATCACAGCCTAAAAAAGATATAGGCAATTTAAACAATAAAGAATTTGGTGTACAATTAGACCCTAACAATGATTTGTGTTTAGCAGAAGATTCTGAGAAAGGACAACAAGCATATTATAAAGGTTCTAAAATGAAGTATTTAGATTATATAGGAGAAGTTGGTCATAGAATTGATCAGGGCAAAAAAGGAAAAGGAATCACAAATTTAGGTTCATTTTCTGGATTTGGTAAAGGAACTTTAAAAAAACCATACAAGGAGTAGTGATGGCTAAAAAAGAAGTAAAGAAAGAAGTTAAAAAAGAAGTAAAGAAAGAAGTTAAAAAAGTAGTTAAATATAAAATTACAAAACCAAATGGTAAAGTAATATATAGAGATGACTTAGGCGATTATGTAAAAGTTTATGAATCTAAAGGCTGTAAAGTTGAGGAGGCTGCATAATGGGATCAGGAAGAAGTGATTATAAAATAATTAGAGTATCACCAACTTTAGATACAAATGCATATGCAGAAGATGATGTTTTATTTACTGCAACAGAAATTACTGATGCAGTTATTGGACTAGGTGGCTGTTCTAAATTAGTTGCAATGTATATGATTGATAAATCCCAAACTGATTCTGATATTGATTTTTATTTTTCAGAAGGCAATACAGCACTAGGAACAATAAATGCAACTGCAAACATTACAGATGCTAATCTAGTAAGTAACAATATTTGTGGTGTTGCAAGATTAGATGCTAACACAGCAACAGTAGGAGATGGATTAGATAATGCTAGAATATTTCAAGTTATGCCTTTAAGTGGTACTGCTGAAGATTCAAATCCAACTATGCTACTACAAGCTGCATCTGATAGTAATTCTGTATTTGTTCAAGGTATATTAACATCTGCAACTACACCAACATATGCTAATGGTGATATACAACTGATATTGCATTTAGAACTCAGATAATGACTTGGATAGATAAAGCAATAGAGAGTATTGCACAACACGAAGGATTCAGCAGTACAGTATATAAATGCACAGCTGGATATGATACCATTGGATATGGTAAACGTGTTAAATATTTACAAGTTACTAAAGAACAAAGCAAGGAATGGCTAAAGGAAGATGTAGAAAATCTTAAATACATCTTAGCTAATAAGTATGAATGGTATACATCTGCACCTGATCAGGTAAAAGCAGTAGTGTTGGAAATGGTATATCAGCTTGGCTTACATTCATTTAGTAAATTCAAAAAGACAATTAAATTACTAGAAAATAAAGACTATAATGGTGCATCTACTGAAATGCTAGATTCAAAATGGGCAAGAACAGATACACCTAGACGTGCTAAAATATTAAGTGATAGATTAACTAAAATAGGATAAAATATGTTTTGTCCAAATTGCAGAAGTAGTAAGCTGATTAGATCAGGTTATGATTGTGATAAACAAAGATTTCAATGCAAAGTATGTGGAAGAAAAACTGTTAATCCTATTGAAGATTTAGAACTTGTAGAAGAAAATGTAAAATTAGCAAAACAAAAACAATCAATTCAAGACCTAAACAGAATTGAAAGAAAATCATTTAGGGAATATGCTAGGATTGAAAATGCAGTTGCTAAGTATACAAAAAGATTATCACAGATTTTTGACAAATACAAACTGACTGCATATACAAAAAAACACAAAGAAGATTCTAAAGCAGTAGGTGTTATACAATTCTCAGATGTACATTTCAATGAACTTGTAAACCTTCCACATAATAAATATGACTTTAGTGTAGCATCAGCAAGATGTAAACAATTTGTAGATCAGGCAACAAAATATTTTAAAGCATTTGGAATAACTAATGTCCTAATGGTTCAATCAGGTGATTTGCTTAATAGTGATAGAAGATTAGATGAACTATTATCAATGGCCACAAATAGAGCAAAAGCAACATTCCTAGCAGTTGATATTATGCAACAAGTAATCCTTCATTTAAACAGCAATTTTAACGTTTCAGTATGTATGGTAACTGGTAATGAATCTAGAGTAAAAAAAGATTGGGGTTGGGCATCTATATTAGCATCAGATAATTATGATTATACAATATTTCAAACTTTAAAATATATATTTAAAGATTCTGATATAAACTTTATAGATGGTGACCCTACTGAAATAGTAGTTGAGGTAGCTGGTCAAAACTTATTAGTGTTACACGGAAATGGTGCAGTTAAAAGATCAGGAATAGAATCATCAATTAGTCAAATGGTTGGTAGATATAAAATGAGAGGAACACATATAGATTATGTAATATTTGGACACGTTCATTCTGCTAGAGTAGGTGATAATTATTCCAGATCAAGTAGTATGGTAGGTGCTAATGATTATAGTGAGAAAGCATTGAATTTAAGTGGTAGAGCATCACAGAATTGCTATATATTTTATGAAAACGGAAATAGAGATGGTATTAAAATTGATTTACAGAATTATGGAAATGGCTATGATATTCAACAATCCCTTGAATCTTACAATGCTAAAAGTAGTGATAAACTTAATCAAGGAACAACTATCTTTAAGGTGGTAGTGTAATATGGATTGGTTAGAATTATTAGAAAGATATGGTGTTCCATTAGTAGTAGCAGTTGCTATGTTTATGATGGTAAAACAACAAAATAAATATATACAAGATGAACTCTCTAAGGAAATAAGAGAAAGTTTTGGAAGGTTAGAAGGTATATTAGTTAAACTGATAGACCAGCAAAAGAAAATGCAACTTGAGCAAAAAGGAATTGAAAATAGCTATAAAACCTTAGTAGAAGTTATAGCTAAATTAAGTGGAAATGGACTAAGAGATAAGTTTTTAAGAATGCAAGAAAGAAATGAAAACAAAAAATACTAGAGAATTTGAAACAGATATTACTATACATTTAACTAGAATTAGTAGTGATGTAGAACACATAAAAGATAGAGTTGATGTAGCTGTTGTTCATCTAGAAAAGTTAAATGGAAGGCTAAGAACTGCTGAAAATAGTTTAGCTGCACATAAAGCAGTAGGAATATCTATGGTAACTATATTAACATTAGCAATATCAATTATAGGATTAATCAAATGATACAAATGTTCCTGATCAAACAAATCCTAAAAGCAATAAGTAGATTTGCTAAAAGAAAAATTGATGAAAAGAAATTAAAAAAGATGCACGATTATGTGTTTAAAGCAAATGAATTAGATCAGGAAGTTGTAGCAATATGGAAACAAATAAAAATATTAAAAAAAGATTCACACCCACAAGCAGATTGGATTTGTATGGAATGTGGCTGTACAGCTAAAAGAGTAGAAACACCAACTAAAAAATGAAACATATAGAGTTATTAGAAAGAGTTTTAATAATATTTCAAAATATGCATAATTTTATATCTATGAAAGAAATTGCACATTTGCAAAAAGATATACAAATTTACTTAGATAATTATTATGCTGATGAAGATATTGATGAAACTTTATATGAAGAATTAGATAGCAGATTGCAAGTCATAGAGGGATTTCTAGACACTATACAAACTATTGGGAATAAAGATTTAAAAAATTTATCATAGGAGGATAAAAAATGACAGAATGGATACAAAGTAACTGGGAAATAGTAGTTATAATTTTCTTTGTAATAGAAAAAGTAATAAAGTTATCACCAACTAAATCTGATGACATATTACTAGATATGATTTTAAAACCATTATTTGAGAAATTAAAACCTAAAAAATAATGAGATTATCTGATATTATAAAACACTTAAAGGGTATTTTTGAAAGCAAAAAAAAGAATCCAGTAAATCTTGCTAATGATAGCAATTTAGAACCTGATCTAAAACCATTAATGGTAAATGATAAAAATACACCTTTACAAATATCAGAAGATACAATAGATGTTAAAGGTAGTTTAAAAGTAAATGGAGTAGATGTATCAACTGAACCTGATGATACTGGATCAGGTGCAACACAGCTTAATGAACTAACAGATGTAGCATATTCAAGTGGGGATTTAATAATTCAATCATTAGATAAAATTGTTGCTGGTGGTTCTTTAGAATTAGAATCTGGTGGAGTGCTTACATTTAACAACAATAGCACAACTAGAATAGCTTTTGAAAATTCTGGTTCAGCAGTTGCAAGATTTGAAGCTGGGCAAGTGTTTTTAAAAGAAGAAGGAAGTGCTAGTAGTGATAGTGCTGCATTTGGACAAATTTGGATTAAAGATGATACACCTAATAATTTATATTTTACAGATGATAGTGGGCAAGATATTGCTATAACTAATAATGGTGTAATAGCAAATCAAAAATTCTTTTTAACTTCTGCTTTTTTTCACGGAAGTGATAATGCTGAATTTATACCATTAGCTGGTGGTTCAACATTTGAACAAGCAAGTTTAATTGATTTTACAATAGATGATACAAATTTTATAGTACCATATAATTTAAAAATAAATACAATATATGCTAATGTTGTAAAAGCTAGTTCAGGTACAGCAAATCCGGGAAATACATCACTAAAATTATACAAAGATGGTAGTGCATATTCTGGTGCAGTTACAGTTAATTTATCTAGTGTAGGATTTGATACAACTAACATACATTCAGTTTATACTTGGGATTTTAGTGGCGAAACTAACACATATAGTGCTGGTGAAGTTATGCAAATTGAAATTGACCCAACAAGCACATTGCAATACGTTTCTATCACGATTGTAGGTCAATATACATAAAAATAAAATTTATGTTTAAAAAAAGTTATATTAGATTATATTATAACATCAATAATAGGATAAATTAATGAGTTTAACTGGTAAAACACCCAAAGATACATACAAAGATTTGCTGCATACAGACAATTCAAACAATGGTGTTGATAGTACATTGAGAACAATTAAATCAGGAAATGGTAATGAAAGTTCATTACTTGTATCAGATAGGTCATTAAAAGTTGTATCTAATACTAATAATACAAGTGCATTTCTTGTTAATAATGCATCTGATGCTGAAAAATTTAAAGTAGATACTACTAATGATCAGGTAAAAGCATTAGGAACACACGTTCATACTCAGTATGCACATTTTGGAATGTCACCACACGATTCATCATCAATACTTGCAGACAGACACGTTGGTGTTCCATTTGAAAATAATTTTGGTACAAGTTTATATCCTTTATATATTGGAACGGGTACTGACCCTGATACATCATTTACAACAGCAAATTCAAATAATCAAAGAGCATCAACATTATCAGCTTGTATGTGGTATGTTCCAAGCAATATATCAATAGATGCAGTTTATTCAGTAGAAGGTGCAGATGCAGCAAGTGGAGATACAACTAATATGCATTTAATGAGTTATACATTTAATTCTGGTAGCACATCAGCTTTAGCAGATGGAACATTATTAGCACATAGTGCTGATAGAGTTAATGCTGGTAGTGAACAAGCATATCTATCAACTTGGACAATAGATAGTGCATCAGTTGCAGCTGGAAAAATTATATTAGCAACATTTAGACAAGATGGAACAAACTCAGATTATACAGTAAATATAACAGTAAAATATCATTTGACTTAGGAGTAAGAAAAAATTATGGCTTATAGCAAAACAAACAACACAAGCACTACAAGATCAGGACAAACTTTAAATAATAATGCTGATATAGAATTAAAGATTAGGACAAATGATGGTGAATATATTTGCAGCTCACAAGAAGTATATACAGATTCATCAAATATTATACAAGAAATAAGTGCTGGTACACAAGGCACTACAAGTGAATTAACTACATTAACAGAATTTAGTAAAGATTTAGCTGCATTAACTGCACATAGTGCTAAAACATTATTAATTAAAAATTCAAGCAATATTGGTGCAGAAGTTGTATTTCAGCTTAGAGATTGGAAAGATGATAGTGATACAGATGTAAGAAATCTAGCAACAGATTTAGATTCAAGTGGAACATCAGATAAAAGATATATTTCAATGTTATTACCAGCTGGAAAATATGCATATTTACCAACATCAAGAATTGTGTCATACACACCAGCAGATGTAGCTGGAGGTTCTATTGAATCTGCTGCTTTTGCAAGTGATGGAACTATATCAGAATTACCAAGTGGTGTAAATGCAGCAGTAGCTGGAACAACTTTAGTTGATGGTTCTGATTTAAATACAGTTGCAAACCCAGAAACATTTACAGTTGATACTGGTGGTACTGATAATGCATCTATGTTTAAAGTTGGAGATTTAATTAAAGTAGATAGTGAAGTAATGAAAGTTGCATCAATAACTGGAAATACATTGACAGTTGATAGAGGTTTATTTGGAACTACAATAGCAACACACGCAGATGATGCTGCTATACATTTTTATTATGGTAATGAATATTTAAAAGCATCAGAATCTTTATGTATGACAGACCAAAATGGACAATTTAAACAATCAGGTGCATTTTTTGGTAAAGCAAGAACATCAGATAAAGTTGCAGATGGTTTAGTAGCTGGTAGTATTTGTTTAGGCCCTTTTTTCAGCAAAGGTGGCCATTTAGATTGGGGATTAGAAAATATTAAAGCAAGTGATGAAACTGGACTTGCAGCATCAACAACATATACATTTCATATAGTTGTAGATGAATTTCACGTTGATGGTTTTAGTGATGTAAGTAGTGAGGCAGCAATAGCATTTACAACTGATTCAAGTGATACAACATTTGCTGGATCAGGAAATGCAGTATTACCTAAAATACAAGCAAGATTTGATGCATTATATTATGATGCATCTAGTGGTTTACATAATAAAAAAGTAGAAATTGGAATAGTTAATGGTGATATTAGAGTTACATCATTATCTAATAATTCAAATACTAGAGTAGGAATTGGTAATGTGAGTGGAACTACACCATTTGATGTTGGTAGATTTCCAGCATTATCAAGTGGAGTACCAGTTTTAGAAGGTACAACTGAAGGTGGTGGAACAACAGATAGTATTGTTTTTGGCCCTAAAGCAGCACTAGATGATGAAGAAATAGAAGACCCAGTAACTAATAAAACTATTGTAAATACTGATGCATTTATATTTGATGATGGTAATGGTAATTTATTATATCAAGGAAGTGTAGTTGGTCAATGTAATTATGAAAAAGGTCATTTAGAATTTGCTGTTTCAAGTTTACCAAAAGCACAATTTAATGTACAAGGACAATCACATTCAGCACATTCTGGAGGTGTAAGTTATGTTATTCAAGGATATAACAGCATTTCTTCAATAAGTGTTAGAAGTGTAAATCATAAAGCAAATACTAAAATAGAATTAATTTTATTAGGATAAAAAAAGGAGTAATTATGCCTAAAGGAAAAGGAACATACGGAAAAAAAGTTGGTAGACCTAAAAAGAAAATGAAAATGAAAATGAAAAGAAAAATGAAAAGATCAGGTAGAAAATAGATGGCTACTGATTTTAAATATGCTACTATACCTGATCTAAACAAATATTTTAATAGAGTATCTGATTTTGATTCTAAAGTGCAGATATTTCCTACATTGACATCAGGTAATTTGCATTTATTTAGAGATAGTGGATATGTATCACAATTATTTGTTAATGGTGAAGAATTAGCAGCAGCACAATCAACATCAGGTGATGTAGATAGTAATGGTGAATGGTTTTATGCAAGTGCAACAAATCAAGTAGAATATTATAATAGTAATTATTCATCTACTACAATAAATGA